GTCCTATTATCCGAACCCCGACTGGAGCGAGCTCTTCCCTGGATTCTATAAGCCGTGGAAGCCCGTGCGTGAGGTGCTTGATCTGGAGGATGAAGGCTGGAGTATCTTCACCAAGAAGAAGCCGCTATGCGAGAAGACGCTGGAGCGTATCTACGCAGGGTTGGTTAAGTTCGTGGCGGGTGGTAAGGATCGGCACGAGGAATTTATGATGCGCTACAACAGCGTGAGGCCACAGGACACCGTGAAGTCGCTCGATGAGCCGTGCGGCGTGGTCACTACCGAGAACCGCTTTGCAAAGGTGAAGTGCCAGTTTCTCTCGAAGCAGTTCAGCGGCGACCCGATGTCAAAGAACCAGGGCATCGACCAGCCGGCGGGCACCGTCACCTGCAAGGATCATCACGCTTTCGTAACGGCCTACTACGGCAACGGCTTCAACCAGTCGGTCGATGAACCGGCACCGACGATCACGACGAAGGACAGGCTGGGCGTGATCAATCCGCGATTCATCGTGAACTACCGCTTCAATAATACGGGTAGCTCCGTTGAAGAGCCTGCACCAACCATCTGCACCGTCGGACAAATCGGTATGGCTAACTGCAAGTTCATTGACAACCAGTACGGCAAAAGCAAGCCTACGAGTATAGATGCACCTGCACCGACGGTGCTCAATAATCCGAAGCAGAAATTGGTATCGGCTCAGTACCTGATGAACCCCTATTCGTTCAAGAGCAATGGCGGCAGCATCGACAATCCCTGCTTCACGCTTATCGCCCGCATGGATAAGATGCCGCCGTATCTGGTGAGCACTGAGCAGGGCGTGGGCATCGCCATCTATGAGGACGACACGCCCATGATGCGCAAGGTGAAGGAGTTCATGGCTGCCTACGGTATCATCGACATCAAGATGCGGATGCTGAAGATCGTCGAGTTGAAGCGCATCATGGGTTTCCCAGAGGACTACACGCTCATCGGCACGCAGGCCGAGCAGAAGAAGTTCATCGGCAATGCCGTCGAGGTGAACATGAGCCGCGTGCTCTGCGAAGCCCTTGCAAATAAGGTCAGAAACATTAAAATTGCATAATAGGAACTATCAAATTTACTCAAAAGATTATGGAGAGACATTTGGATTTTACGATTGATTTTGAGACGTGTTCGCTGTCGGCGAACGCGGCAGTGATGCAGGTGGCCATCGTGCCCTGGCTGAGAAACAACGACGTGGATCCGTTCTGCAACGATCAGTCGATACAGCCGTTCGTTGGTTTCGTGGATCTGCGCTCATGCGTGATGGAGGGCTTCGACTTCGACCAGAGCACCGTTGAGTGGTGGAAACGTCAGAGCGACGCGGCGAAGAGCGCGGTGCTGGGTGGCGAGCCGAAGCCTATCGCCGATGTGTTCGATGACATGATCGGCTACCTCCGGCGCACCGTCAAGGATTACGGGCTACGGAGCGTCTGCCTGTGGTGCCAAGGGCCTGACGTGGATATCGCCATCGTGAGGAACCTGGCGCGCCGTTATGGCTTCAACCTCGAAAAGACATTGCCTCACACCTCGTTCCGCGACTGTCGGACGGTGATACTGGAGGCGGCACTCATCGAGGCCGAGCGGAGCCTGCGAGGCGTGAGCCATACGGCCAACGGCATCGCCCTGCCAGAAGAGATTCTGAACCATCCTCAGAAAGCCTACGACCTCTACCCTGCCCTGCCAGAGCAGTATGCCAGTGGCAGCGAGGCGCACGATGCGGTCTATGACGCAATGCGCTCCAGTTGGCTCACCTGGCGGGCGCTGAAATGGCTCCGTGGCGAGTATGAACGTCCGGAATCGGATAACATTATCAGCCGATTTGAGCGGATGAAGCACATTTAATCGCGATTTGTAACAACATTTTAAGATTATTTAAGATTTAACGAAGAAAGAAATGGCAAGAATCAAGTTAGAGTTCAAGGATTTCTGGGAAGCCTACGGGCTGAAGAAGAACCGCTTGGTGGCTGAACGTGCCTGGAACCGACTTCCCGACAAGGATAAGCGGGTGGCCCTCGCAGGTATCAGGGCCTATCGCGAGGAATGTCAGCGCACGGGTGTGGCGATGTGCCTCGGGTCGAACTATCTGCTGAACCGCCGTTGGGAGGATGAGCCCGACGTGGCGGTAAAGCCGGCACAGATGTCAGCCCCATCCGATGCGAAGGAGTTGGGCGATATGGATACATGGTAGGTTAATGGTTATTGGTTAACGGTTATTGTATAGTTATGGCAAAGATAAAGAACTTGCAGCCTTGGGTAGAGTATTTCCAGATGCTGCGGAAGTATGAAGAGAATGGATATCTGGATGTGAAGGCGTCGGAGATGGAGGCGTATATCACGCAACCCGCTCTGCTGACGCTCTCGGGCGATGGTGAGATCAGCAGCGGCGACGAACAGCTGGCCATTCAGCGGATGGTGCGCGAGACGCCGAAGATACTGCGTCGGCTACGGACGTACAGTGCTTGGAAGAGTCAGAAGGGGGGTGACGCTTTATCCCTACCCTTTGCGCTGCACGTGGTGAAGCCCGACGTGCCTCACGATCTGATCTGCACGCTGACGATCAGCCGAAAGCGTGTATGGTGGAAGTTGTGGATGAAGACGGACGTCTGCGATTTAATAGAGTATTAATCAGAATGAATTATGGCAAAGAGAATGAAAGTGTATATATCGGGGCAGGTAAGTGGGAAGGATCTCGGTGAAGTTCGGAATCGGTTTATGTTGGCGGCGGCCTCTCTGCAGATGCAAGGCTACCGCACATGTAACCCGCTGCGTATGCGGCTGTGCGAATGGCTGGCGAGGAAGTTCGGTACCAGACGTGACGGCAGTCGCGGCTGGGGTTATAAGGCCTGCATCCTGATGCAGCTGCTATGGATGTCTGCCACTTGTGATGCGATCTATCTTTTGAAGGGTTGGCACCTCTCCGACGGGGCGAGGGCTGAACGGAGCGTCGCCCGTTGCATGGGGCTCAAAGCAATCTACGAGGAAGAAAAATCCAAGAAGAAAAGTCATGGCAAAGAAAAAGCATAACCCAAACATCATTGACAAGAGCAAACGGCGGTGGTGGCTGGTGAAAAATACGCGGTGGGAACCCCAGTTGGCAGAGGTGGCCCCATTGCGTGATTACATGATGCACGGCTACGAGACGCGCAAGGAGTTTGTGGATGCCCTGGACCATCTGGTGGAACGGTGGGGTGAGCGCATCGGAGAGCAGATCGACGAGCGTAACGGGTTTGTGAAGCTGCGCTTCCACGACACGCCAGGCGGCTATACCGACGAGGCATGGCTGCCGTTGTACCTGATTGACGAAACGGAGATACCCGAGTATGTCGTAGAGATGGAACGCGAGCCCGATCCGATAGAGCAGGAACTTGACCGTGCGTTCGGAATCGACTTTGATCCTGTTTATTGATTTAGACAGAAGAACATAAGAACAAAATTAAAAGAGCCACTACCCTTCTCGGGCGGTGGCTCTTTCTTTTCCAATAACTAAAATTTGCTCAACTATGATCTATTATCAACTTATGTGTGTTTGTGGTGTGAGTCCGCTAACTCCGCTAATCTTAAAACTAACCTATAACTAATCTAAAACTATAAATATTACTACTTATGAATAACTAAAACAAATCCATCTATGAAAAACAATTCCTTTATTCCAATTCGTGATTAGGCAGACTGGCATTTTCAATCTCCTTCTGATCCTTCATCACAGCCTCCAGCACCTTGTCGATGCCCCCGTACTCGCGTATCAGTGCGATGATGGCACGGCGGTAGTCCTGCATCTGCTTCTTCTCCTTCACGTCAGCCGGCTCCCAGATACTCTTGATCTCCACGAAGCCCACATAGCCAACGCCTATCAGCGTGAACCACGGTATCATGATGATGTCCCTTCCGTAGAAATGGTAGAGAAACAGGATGAGCGTCAACTGCAGAATATCGACAATCGACAGAGCAAACGTCATATTGAAGTACTTTGAGATTTTTTCTATCGTCCTTTTGTGACCGTCGCTGGTGATGATCTCTCCGCGCTGCTTGGCCTTGCGGACTCCGGCGCGATGGTCGCAGACGATAAGTGCGAGAATGATGATGTAGCAGAGCAGCATGAAGCCGCCGCAGAACATCAGCGTTGTCAGTCTTTCAGTGTACATATCTATATCATTATTAATCTTGTGAGTATTGCCGTTGCGATGGTGAACCAGCCGACGAACTCAATCACCAGCACTCCTTTTCCCACGAACCACGACGGTATGGTGTCGTTGCGGTCGGCGAAGGCCACCAGTGCGCCGAGGTGTGTCCACACCAGCAGCCACCACGGGCAGATTACGCACACGCAGCACTGCGAGAACACGCCCGATGACAGCCCGAACACAACGAAGAAGAGGTTGCGCCCTTTGGCTATCAGCGGCATCAGTCCGCACAGCACGATCGACGTGGCATAGGCGTGGGCAAGTCCCTCCCAACATTCGGGTATGAGGTGGAACAGGGCCGGCGTGAGCGTGAACGTTGCCGCCCAGAGCCAGAGCGTGTAACGCATTCGAAGTTTCCGCTCCGGATGGTTGTAGGCCAGGCTGCTCACTGTGTCTGGCAGCTGCCGGTGGCGTATCGTCCAGCAGATGAGCAGGGCGAACACCGTCACGAACGACAGCAGTGTGAGTATGAGGTAAAACGTCAGCATTGTCTCTGTTTACGATTTGATGCAAAGATACTGTTTTGTGCCTCTCCCGTCAAGGGCTACCC